TCGGGGCAGATACTTACACCTCGAACGATAGCGTTTTGGGAACGTTGGCATCAATCGAGCCAATGTCCGAGGGCGTTGGCGATGATATTCCGGCGCTTGACTTGACGTTTAGCCCGCCAAATTCGATCGCCATCACCGACTTGACCAACGGCGCGATGCAGCGCGGGCTTATCAGCCTGTGGCTCGCGGAATATAATGTTGAAACGGGCCTGGTTGACGGAACACCTAACCTGCAATTTATCGGCCAAATAGACCAGCCAGCAATACGATTTACGAAGACCGAATATAGCATTTCGGTTTCGGCTGTCTCACAAGCGGAATGGTTCTTCGAGCGCGACATCGGCAACGTTCTCAGTTCATCTTTTCAGAAATCAATTTACCCCGGTGACACCGGCCATGACAACGCGACCGGCCTTTCCATCCCGATTGCTTGGGGGACGGAATCACCTCGCACTAGCGGCGGTGGTTCAGGCGGTGGCGGTGGTTACAGGGGAACTCTTGAGGATCGATACGCGGTGAACTTCAAATGATGCATGAAGCGAAACTAAGAGCGAAAGCCACTAAAGCCACGTTGGAGCGGTTCGAGGATCGTCCGTTTGACTGGACCAAGGCGGCAACATGCGTTCATCTTATGCGGTTCCACGCAAGCCAGATGGGCCATAAAATGCCGATCGTTCCAAGGTTCCGCTCGCCGCTGACTGCCAAGCGGGCGCTTAAAGACGCTGGCTATGCGGATATGATCGCGATGATGGATGAATTTTTCATGCAGATCCCGCCGTCAATGATGCGGCTCGGCGATGTTATGGCTGTTCCTGGCGATGCTGGATTTCACGCCATTTTTATCCGCGCCAGTAATACCAAATTTATCGGCTGGATTGAGGATGTTGATGGATGCTCGGTCATTGATACAGACATAGGATTCGCTGTGGGGGCTTGGCGGTTATGAGTAAAGCCCTGAAAGTAGTCGGGACAGTCGCGATGGGAGTGGCCCTAATAGGGACTGCCGCGCTGACTTTCGGTGGCTCAGCTTTCGCGGCAACGGCATTGGGTGCGGCGTTAGGAGGAGCCGGGGGCATTGTCTCTGTAGCTGGCATCATCGGCGGTGTCGCCATGATGGGCGCGCAAATCACTGCTCCAAAGCCATCCGCAAGAGGCAGCATCACAAATGTCATAATCGATGTAGAGCCGCCTCGTCCTTACCTGATGGGCGAATCCTATTTCGCGGGCGTCCTGCGGCATCAGGTCGGTTACGGCGCAACGCTCAAAAAGGTTCCAAACCCTTATCTGTGGATGGCCGTTGTTTATTCGGCGGTCGGCCCCGTGGATTCGCTATCTGCTGCACAAATGGATTTTGCGGCAATTGGGAGTTATTACACCGGCTTTGAAAGCCATGTAAGCCAGACAGGATCAAGGTCAGTCGCAACTGCGATGGTGCCTCCATATGGAGCCGCACCTGGTTGGACTAGCACAAGCAAGCTAAGCGGATGTGCGGCTATTGGCTGGAATTTCAAATTTGACAAAGACGGTAAGGTATTTGCCAACGGCTTGCCGGTCACTGGCGCGATATGGAAGGGCGAGAAAGCCTATGACCCGCGCCTAGACGGTACGCGTCCGGGCGGCGTTGGTGCTCACAGGGTCACTGACGAGACTACATGGGCCTATACCCGCAACCCCGCCTTACACGCGGGGACATATGCTTACGGGCGATATCAGGGCAGTAAAAAGTTATTCGGTATTGGCATCGGAGACACCGGCATCAACTGGGCTGTCATATCGGAGTGGGCAAACGACTGCGAAACAAACGAATGGTATGTTGACGGGGTCATTTTCGAGGGCGGTTCGCAATCGGGATCAGGTGTCAAAGCTGGAAACCTAGACGACATTTGCGCGGCTGGCGGCGGTCGCTGGCTTATGGCCGGAGCGGTCCTATCGTTTGATTGGCACAGGCCAAGGGTCGCGCTGGCCACGATAACAGACACTGATATTCTTGACGAAGGCGGCGATATTACCGCGCTGCAAACGCACCGTGACAGGTTCAACATTGTCAAACCTCAATATCGTTCGCCCACCCATAATTGGGAAATGATAACCGGCGAAGATATTGTCGGCACCACTTATGTCACTGAGGATGGCGAGGAAAAAGCGCAGTCATGGCCGCTTAATATGGTTAAGGGCAACGCGCAGGCTGGTGAACTTGGCGCGTATGCCTTGGTTGATAGCCGTGAGATAGGGCCTATCACATTGACGCTAGGCGTTGCATGGCGGTTCTATCGTCCCGGCGATACTTTGCGAATTGAAAGCGCGCAGACCGGGCTAACGTCTGACGTTGTAATTTTACGGCGCGAGATCGACCCCGCCACCTTAAAAGTGACGTTTACATTCAAAACCGAAACCCCTGCCAAGCATGACTTTGCTTTGGGCAAGACGGCCACGCCACCGGCAACGCCTGTCATCGGCCAGACCGCTGAGGAAAGGGACGATGTTGCGGCCAATGCCAAAGACCCACGCGGAGCATATTGGTTGCGGTCGATTGATCCACAATTCCCGCTTTCGGGCGGTGCTACGACAATCACGGTCACAGCTTTTGACGCAACACTTGATGATGGGCGCACAATGTCATTTGCTGGTGAAACGATAAGCAGCTTGTCAAACTCAACCACTTACGCAGTATTCTGGGATCTGGCTGCGGCGGATTATGTCGTGGCGGCAATACCAGCAACCACGCAAACCGAAAACCGGCGATTGGTCCGCATCGGCACAGTATCGACAAACGATGGTGCCGGATCACCGGCGTACCCGACTGATCCAGTTCCACCGCCAGGCGGCTCTTACCAATAACAGGAAAAAACTATGACAACTTTTGATAACTGGTTGGCTTCATTGCCATCCGGCGGGCGGTTAGACATGCCTGTCCAGAGCCGCGAATTGGGGTTTTCCTTCCAGATTACTTATCAGGATAGGGATTTATCCGGGGCCACGTTCGCAGGCTCGATTAAGCAGAATCCCGGATTAACCAGCGCAGCGCTTGCATCTTTTACGTTCAGCACTCCGACGCTCAATTCCGGCGACACCACAACCACGGCGACAATCTCACAGGCGATTATTAACGCGCTGCCACAACCCGCCAATGTCGGAGACCCGATAGATCTTGCTTTTGACATTTACGTCACTCCCAGCGGCGGCGCGAAAGAGCTTGTCTTTGGCGGGATATTCAAAGTTAATCCAGGAGTAACACAATCATGAGCGGCGTTTTAATTCAGCAGACCGAAACTGGCGTTACTTTATTGTCAGACTTTTATTCAACAGGTGCCGATGCTGTACAAACAGCACTAGACCGCGTTGCCACGGCTGCCGATGTTGTACTCACTCATGCCGATGTTGTACTCACTCATGCCGATGTTGTACTCACTCACGCCGATGTGGTTTCAACCAATGCCGATACAGTCTCAACCGCCGCTGATCTGGTCGCCACCACAGCCGCTAAAGATGCTGCCGTTGCGGGCGTAAATGCGGAAAGTCATTATACAGAAACGACCCTTGCAGCCGCAATCACTGCTGGACTGGCTGCCACTACGAGCCTTTCATATTTCCGCGCAACGGGTGATGATGTTGATTATATCGGGGTATATCTCGACAATGCCGGGACGGCAGTTGAAAAGGGGCGATATACCAAGCAATCCGCGCTAGACGCTGCTGTTGCATCCATCGACACCCTCGATCCAGTATATGAAATCGACCGAGCTCTAAGAAAACCGGCTGGCTGGCTGGCTTCTAACTCAGCCAACAGGCTGGTGTTGCAGGCAAATGGCACTTATCTTGTCACATCTGGAACGCTGGATGCGTATTGGGATGTTCCTGTTTCCGATGATGTCACAGCGAAATGGTTCATTGATTGGCTGGATGTCTCAGGCGTTATATTTACGGTCGAACAGCGGACTGATATTGGTGTTTCGGTTGCAGCCATAACGCCGCTATTGGTTGGATTGCGTAGGCAACAGGCAATCACGCTTGCGGCATCCACAACTATTGTCCGCATGAAAGTTTACAAGGGGGCAACGGCCAGCATTACGATAGAGCCGCCAAGTGCTAGCCCCGGCAGAGCTTTAACGGTAACTCCA